ATTTACTTCTTTCGTTCCTGCAGAAAAATCTACCGCACTATCACTATTGCTTGATGATAAAATCGTATTACGAGTTAGCGTAGAGGAGCTACCATTAAGTGTACCTCTTCCTACCTCAAACTCACTGAGAGATCTGTGTGCAATACAATAGAAAGTTTCATTACTATTTCCTATACCTGCACCAAAGGTTTCAAAGCCGCCAACAGCACCAGCAAGAGTAACAGCTCCTGTGCCAGTTGTTGTCGTTGTCTCCTTGACACGATCGTTTATGATCAAAGCCATAAGAGCCTCCTACGAAATTCTTATAATAGCGTTCGAAGTGTCAGCAGTTGGAAACTGTATAGTAAACGTTCCGTTTGAAGCAGTAAAGTCTCCACCAAACGCTAATACACAAACAGCATTAGTTGTGCCTGATCCTCCAGCAGTTGTAGTGTTGTAAATCAACGCTCCGTTTGCTGTAAAACTAGCAGAAGTAAACTGTGCGTCTTGAAAATCTACAAATGCTGTAGATGATCCAGAAGAGCTTGTTACTCCGTTTCTAGTTAAGGTTGCACCTCCTGCAGTGTATGCAGTTCCAGATGTATTTGTTATTTCGTTTGACGTACTGTATGCGGTCGTAGATGCACCAAGATTTGCAGATGATGTGAACAGTGCAATCTTGAATGTGTGACCTCCACCTGACGCAAAATTATGCTTGCCTTCCAACAATTCACCTTTGAAAGTGTTGCATATAGCTGATGATATTGCCATTTATATCTCCTTATGGTTGTTTCGAGTCAAGAGGAAATCTAATAACACCATCATAGTACTCATCTCGTCTCCGCCTGCCTTGTTGTTCAATTTGTAAGCTTTTTAAAGCTTGACCATAGCCTTGCTCATAGTAACTTAAAAGATTATCTGGACCTTTAAGAAACCTATATGCCTCCGCAAGAGAAGCATAAAGTAAAACTTTAGGTGCGTTAGTACTCACCCAAGTTGTCGTATTATTGGTCGACAATCCAGTTGGTTGCTTGTTCAAAGCTAATTCAATATTATATGCTGAATTTGGAGTAGGCGCAAGATATAACCTGTCCTGATCCCACATAGCGTAGTATCTTGGTTTTCCTGTGCTATCTCTATTGGGCCAATATTGGTTCATAAAAGTAATATCTTTTTGTTCCAAATATTCTCTTGTTGGAGTTGCTCCCGCTGTATAAATTTGAGCAGACTTAATAAAAGCTGCTTGACTTATATTTGCACCAGGTAAAGCAACAAAGGGGTTTCCTTGTGTTAGAGCTGCTACTTGATAAGATCTAAAAATATCTAAATCTACATCTCTAAAAATTCTATTTTCAGCGTGTTCTATAAAATCATTTACTATTACATCAGTTAAAACATCTGAAGTTGTTTCTGTATAATCTCTTATTTGTGTTACTAATTCTGAATATGTTGTCATGTTATAACCACCCCTACTTTGCCTACAAAAGAATTAATTTTAGTATCTCTGTTATCATCAACTGGCATCATTCCATTGGACTGAAAAATATTATTAGCTATTAAATTTATTCCAAGTAAAACTGTTGCCCCTATCACTTGAGGTTTTGCATACTGTAAAGATTGAGGATCTGCTGGATGATACTTTGGTTCTAGTTGTGGATGCTTCGGTTCAAATTCACTTACGTGTACCCATGAACCATTCCACTCTTGAACCATTTCATTATATGGAAAAGCAAGACCAGATCTATCTGATATTCTTTTTGCAAATCTTCCTGTAGCGTATTTAGGCATTACGAACCTGATGGATAATAAGATTGAGGAGTAAGATAAATACTTGTTCTTTCTCCGTCTTCGTCTGCTGCTCTTTTAAACTCATCTTCATATAAAAGTTTTAATGCTTGCATTCTTTCTGGTGCTTTCTTCATTGATATGTAATATGCCAATCCTGCATTTAAACATGGAAGAAATCGAAAAGGAATCTCAGCGTTGTTCGTATAATCGCCCGCATCAGACATCCGAACAAGAGCATAGTATATTAGAGTGTACGCTTGGTCGGCTGCAGGATATAGATATAGTGTTGGGCTTATCGTACGTTCAAAATAGTATTGAGTTGGTCTTCCGCTGGTCGTTTTAACTGTGTAATTCCAATACTGAGCTCTACTTATAGAACTTGTTGAATAATCATTATTAGATGAATCTCTGATTATAACATCTGTAATACCAACAATCTGTTGGCTATCATCTGCATTGGCACCAAATAAATTAGTGCCGGTTAAATTTGTAGTGTTGGCAGCTAATACTTTTTCTTGTTTTTTAACTGTCCATAGGTTGATACCTCTGTTAGCCCATTCAGCTAACATTAAATTTAAAGAACGTCTGGCGGTCTTAATATCGTATCCACTACGAACTTGAAGACCGCAACGTTCAAATGCTTCTGATATTATCTCGTCTATAGATAAATCAAAATTTGCTGTTGAAGCGTAAGTTGGCATTATTTCTTCTTCTTACCTTTTTTAACTTTTTTCTTTTTACCCTTCATCATCTTACCGCCACGTTTCATGGCCATAGGATCTTTCATCATGCCACCGCCACGTTTTAAAGCGACGCCACCTCTTTTCATAGTTTGTTTCTTTTTACCCATCATGTTGACCTCCGAATATTCGTCTATAGGTTTTTTGTCTGGATACCACAACGTCTTGATAGTACCCTTTTGGCCACAACTTATAGTAACCAATTCTGTGTAATTTATCAGAAGCTTCCTGTAATTGCGAGAACTTTTGTATTAACATCATAGAATACAGAAGATTACTCTCTACAATAGGGGTGTCCCCATTTGGAGAGACAAGAAACTCCTGCTCCTCCTCGTTGGCTGGATTGTGGGGATGAAAACCCATAAAAAATATATCCTTTTTATTGTACCAATTATTGTATGCATCTATTGTGTCCTGAAACTCTTCCAGAGAGTAATTAAAGTAAGGATCACAGAATATCAATATCTCGTGTTTATTAAAATTTATTTTTTCTAGATGTCCATTTAACTGTGTTTTATACCACTTATTTTTTGCTTTAGTTTTTATTAAAACCTTTTTGTCTTTCCAAGTTTTCTTTGCAAAAGGACAAGCTGGAAAACCACCTAAATGTTTATTAGGTATTTCTAAAAAATGTTCAGACCACTTACGTACGTCTTTTTTTATTTGCCTTTCTAATTGCATCTTTACCCTTTCTAAAAATACTAGCCACTTGTGATTTGCCCATTACTTTAGCTCTTTGTTCACCGACTGTAAGAATTTGTATTTTTCTAGCAAAAGGTTTATTAACTTTTTTAACCTTTGCGACTGTTGCTCTCGCATCTGTGGGCGTAGCAAATTTAATAGAGACAGTATCTTTTGGATTCTCATCTGTGTAGAGTCTTCTTCCACTGCCTTTTGGTTTCTTTCCTGTGCCTTTTTTTGGATCTCTTTTCTTGGTCATCTAACGCCAATAAATCTCATTCCTCTCACAGCCATGCCACCTCCTGCAGCTTTAGCAAAAGTTTTTACATTAGTTGGTTTACCACCAACTCCTTGAGCTTTAGATCTTTTTCTAGATACAGCGGATCGTCTCTGACCCTCTGTCATTCTTCTAGCTTTCGCTAATGGAACACATTTAGGATATTTTCTTTTTGCATCTTTCTTTTGTTTTGATCTACCACACTTGGAAAAAGAACCATCTTTTTTCTTAGAACCTATATCAACCCAGTTCTGTTTAAACCATTTTTTTAAACCGCCTTCGGCCATTATCTTTTCTTAGTTTTTTTTCTCTTCTTTTGCATAATAGCACCACATCCTTTTGCTATACCACCTTGTTTGTAACTTGAAATTTTTTTCCTATCTTGAGAAACTTTATTAAAATCTATTATTTCTCCACCCATAGCTTTTGGTTTAGGTCCTCTAAAATCTTTTCTCTTTACACCGCTTGGATCTTTAATTTTACCAGCACAGATTTTAGAAGCATACGCATTTGCATAAGCTGACGGATAAACTTTAAACTTTCGTTTAGCTGCCGCTTTTCCTCTTGGACATAATTTTGTCATCCTTGCCCCCTGTATTTAACGTACTGTCTTCTTTTGTTTTTGTTCTTTGGCCTGCTGCGTGGAGAACGCCCTATACTAGTCCTTTTTTTGATAGGTGTAAAGTATTCGTTAGTGGGTGGTTTTGCCATCGTTACATTTGTGATGGCTTGCTCCAACTTATCCGTTAATAATTCCATGTCTTCCTGAATGTCCTTCGTGGTATCTCTTAACTCCTGGTTGGTTTCTCTCGAATCTTCTTTGACTAATTGTTCAACGTCATTTACTATTTTTTCTATGCGTCTTACATCTTGTCGTAGATCATTTTTAAGTTCGTTTGCAACATCAGACACTAATCTAATTTCAGACATAATCATTTCCATCTCTTGCATAATCATGTTTACCTCTGTCTGTATTAGGTCAGTCTTGCTGTCCATTTCTTCTTTTGTTAAATCTATTCTTTTATCAAAGCCAGATAGGTCTGGTGCAACATATTCTTGTATTTGTTCTTTCATCGTGAGATAGTCTTTGTAAAATTCAAAGCCACCCCACAGTCCACCACCTAGTGTTGTTAAAGCTGTGATGATAACAAAGATTTTCCCA